AAAAAAGTTAAACGTTATTTTTGCTTATGTTAAAAAAAATAATGAAATTACTTTCGTTCCAGATGTTATAAATCAAAATCCATAAACATCGTTTGTCTACAACAGTACACAAAAGTACACAACTTTACATAAGTTGCATGTTGCCCTTTAACATGCATCATGGGATAGTTCTTGTCAGAAAGCGGAGCATATTGCACCGTTAAATTACAAGAAAGAACTTATATTATGAATAATTTAAATTTAAATCTTAGCGATATTATTTATCATGATAAGTCTAAAGACAGGCAGTTTGTTAAGTGTGGTGGTGGTGGTAAATATAAATGTAAAAAATATAAATACTGGAAAGATTTTAAAACTAAAGACGAAGCTATGCGTTTTTTAACCTCAAAAGGGTGGGTTAAAACAGAAGAAAATTTAAGGTCCCGGATGTGGCGTTGTCCTAAATGTTCTGACATTGATAAGGATATTGCTTTGAACCAACAGCCTGATACTAACGTTTCTGAAGTAGCACTCCAAAACAAGCGTGATGTTTGGATGCATTTATTAGATTTCTATGATACAGGTAAAAAAACGTATAAATCAAAGCATAGTGATCAATCTATAGCTAAATTATGTGGCATAGCGGAATCAGTAGTTAAAGAAATGCGCCTAGAATATTACGGGCCAATAGCCGACCCTGATCCTTTTGAAGTACTCAACAATAAAGTTGATGCTTTGAAAAAAGAACTTATTGTTATGGTTGGCAACAGAATTGATGATTTCCACAATGAAATCCAAAAAGTTTAAGTAAATAACTTAACAAAGACTTTCACGCCACCAACTTGGGGCAGTCCTTCTGGGGCTGCCCTTTTTTTAATTATTTCGCATTACCCCAATCCGTGCCGATGCCCGTATCGATAACCGATGGTATTGCCATATCAGGAACGCAATTCTCCATAAGATATTTTATCTCAGCTACTTGCTCATCGTTTTCAATCGAAAAGCAAAGTTCATCATGCACCGTCAGCATAGGCAGATAACCCTTTTCAACGCATACCATCATTGCCATCTTGGTTTGATCAGCAGAGGACGCTTGGATTAATCTATTCAATGACTTGTAAGTAAAAGCTACTTGATAACGTGCCGGATCTAAAGATTTCCACCCCTGATCACGCTCCTCTAAAGGAGTAGCCATTACATCTTCCCATCGCTCCTCGAGGCGGTCTTTATGGATCAACGAGCTTGATCCCTTGTTATATCCTTTAAGCTCACGCATTGGGAATCGACATTTTCTGCCCAACAAGGTTTTGATCTCTTGTCGTTCAGACGCCACCTTCATTACAGAGGAAGCCATCTCCTTGATAAAAGGAACCCTTTCATCGTAATCATTGCGTATAGCCTTGGCTTCTGAGAACTCAATGTCCCCCATGATACTAGCTAATTTACCAATGCCCATACCATACATAATACCCAAGTTAATAACCTTGGCCGTACCTCGATCCACATCTGCAATGTCAGCAACCATCTGATGAAAATCTAAATCAGTATTTTGGTACTGGTTTACTATCTCAATAACCTTTTCATTGTCCTTGGTAGCTGGAGTTTTAGAAGCGTAATGCATTAGCCATCTAGGTTCTTGAGCACTGTAATCAAAGCTTCCCCACTTGCATCCTTCTTCCGGTATAAATAAACCACGTATCATCTTTTTAATTTCAGGATGCTTGGCTGGAACTTGCTGTAAGTTAGGATGGCTCGAAGAGAACCTACCAGATACCGTACCCCCATCATCAGATCTCAACTGGTTAAACTGACAATGGATTCGGCCTTTGTACTGATGGTTAAGTATGGTGTCTACAAAAGTAGTGTTGGCCTTGTTGTACTCACGAATTTCTAAAACTGTTTTTGCGATAGGGTGCGAGTTGTTTTGTAGAAAGTGCTTAGTAAAACTGGGCGCTCCCGTTTTAGCCGTTCTTTCGTATTTAAGCTTGAGAGAATCAAATACACTTGCTAAAGACGTAGCGTTCCACGGCTCTAGCCAAACATTAGTTTCATCGTGGATTTTTTTAAGAAGTTTCTTTTCTTTGTTTTCTAAAAACTTTTTGGTCTTATCCGCTTTTTCGAGATCTACTCTGACCCCTTTACGGCGCATCTGAAATATCACAGGAAGTAAAGAAAGCTCCATTTCCAAGACATTATCGCAATTTTCCTGAGAAAGTTTGTCTATAAGAATGTGCCATAAGTTTAAAGTAAGTCTAGCGTCCGTCTCAGCATACGAAGCAACTCTTGCCGCTGGGAGCTTCCACATATCTTTCTTAGCGTCAACGCCATGCTGATCGGCCGCCCTTCTTAAATCATACTCTTGTTTCTTTTCGCCAAGGTAAGTAGCTCCTAAAGCATTAAGAGAGTAGCTAAATCTGTTCTCATCGAGCAATGGAGCGGCAATCATGGTATCCAGAACCTTGCCTTTAACCTCTAATCCTTCGGATAAAAGCCAACCTAGATCATATTGAGCGTTATGAAATACGACATCCATACCGTGATCCAGTTGATCTTGCATCCAACGGCAAACCGTATTCTTAGACATGTTACCACCGCCCTCATGAGCAATGGGCAAGTAAGCATTCCATCCTTCTGCTGCTACAGCTATCCCGATTAACTGACCATCGTCCCTTGACCATCCCGGCCCTTTACTTAATAAATTTGGATCGCGTGTCTCAACGTCAACAGCTATTATTTTTTCACCGGATAAATCTGGAAGTACGTCTGGCGGAGTCCAAGTAGTTTCATCGAATAGGTCCTCTTGCATACTATGATCCTTTTAACTCTTTAACTAATCTATTATTGTAGAACTGCGCCTTCTGAGCATCCTCCATCTGATTACCTTTATGATCCATTCTCCAAAGGTATTTAATAATTGCTCCCTTTAAATAAGCGTTAAAGCCATCCTCTCCTAACGCTGATTTAATCGCGTCTAGGCATTCAATCTCTCCGTTGGTGTAATGAGGCGGATGGTTTACGTTGTCCGTTTTTTTCATATCTCGTAATATCTTCGTGTAGTTGGTTCTAATATGTGTAATGATTTTTTTGCCCGTGTAACCGCAACATAGAATACTCGATGCTCAACCGATGGATTTTTTTGATATTGTTTCCATGAGGCGTAAGACAGATCGGTAATAACAAGAACGTTATCGCTTTCTCCCCCCTTCATTGAGTGTATGGTGCTTACTTTTATTCTAGGATGTTTAACGTTATCTCCCCTCCGCAAGGCATTAAGTACATAATTTTTTGTATCCAAGTCTATTTTAGATAACGCTTTGTGCCATCTAGTATCGTTACCCCACTTTAAGCCAAGATTGGCTTCAGCAAAAGACATATCTATCAATTGCTCCGAATCTAAAGTAGTAAAGCATTTAGCTCGTGGACCATAGCCTTTCTTATAATCAGCCCCCACTTTCATAAAGCCATACATATTTTTTAAAGCTGGTATCGTTATGCTCCTGCCTTTAACCAAATCCTCCCAAGACATAATCGCATCATATGTCTGGGGGTGTATACTTGTTTTGCCATTACGACTATATACCCAACCTTCTTCTTCAAGCTGGCTGGCATAAAAATTAGCTATATGATTAGTTCTGGCTAAAACGCACCAATCACCTTCCTCAAACGGAACGTCCCCAAAGTTCTGGTGATAATGGACAGAACCTTCTTCATCCTTGGGTGACCATGTCTTGGGCGCTCTGTCTTCTATCTGTAAAGCTATTCGTTGAGCTTGATCCCAAACCCGTCTAGGTAATCTGTAAGACTGTGTTAGTACTTCCTTCTTTTCTGTAGCAGTTAAGAAAGCCTTAACGTCAGCCCCTTGGAATCCCATTATGGCTTGATCGTCATCGCCCGTGAATATCTGAAACTTAGGCGTCTTTCTTAGTACATTGACCATGGCCCATTGTAGGGTGGACAAGTCTTGTGCTTCATCAACAAACAAAGCATCTAAATTAGGGGGATCGTCACGCTTTACAAAGCCCTCAATCATGTCCGTAAAGTCTATTTTCTTCTTTGCCTTTTTGTAGCTCTCGTAAGCATCAACAAGTCTGGTTAGTTCTGTCCAGTGTAAATCGTAGTTCTCTGCTTCTCTAAAACAATCCTCCAAAGAATTTTGCAAACTCCTGGATGTCTGGTAGATAGACATGTAGGCATCTCCATGAGAATACCCAATAATATCGAAGTCACTTTCTCTGGCTGTTTTATTAGAGTTCGTAAAACTCAGGCCCACGGACTTCCCTATCTTGGCAAAATCTTTAGCTGTAACAACATCGTCAACCTTATAGCCCCCCGCTCTAAAAGCCATTGAGTGAAGCGTTTGAAAATAAGGAAGGCTGTCTTCTTCGAGACCCAGATCCAAGCACACACGCTCTCTGCTTTCTTGCGCTGCCTTTCTGGTAAACGATACACAGGCAATCTTGAAAGGGTCCATGCCATTCTTAATACAATCGCGCACAAGATTAGAGTTGGTTTGGGTTTTCCCTGTTCCCGGTGGGCCAAGGATTGTCTTCTCTTCAATCAAAACGGAATATCCTGATCTTCTTCAAAGGTAATGTCAGGTAACTCTACTTCAGCTTTATCCATTTCAGGTATATACCAAACCCTTACCTGTTTACGATTATCGTTACTATCTCTAAAAGTGTAATTCTTAGTCGAATCATCACCGTTGTTTAATTCTTTAAGTCTTTCTGTAACTTGACCTCTGGTATAACTGGTAAAATTATGACGTTTTAAAAACTCCTGAAGACCTGTTAGTTTAAAGTAAGTAACACCGTCCTCTGTCCATGGCTTGCCCGTCATGATCTC